GGCAGCAGCCCTACGACTCCAAACATCATGTAAGCGTCACATTGACTGCGTTGCTGTAGATCTGAGAACCGAAGTAAAGCTGGATGCTGACGACATCTCCAGGAACTGCACCGGGGACCACCGCAGTGAAGTCCGAGAAGACCACATCGATGGTGGTGGGACTGGTCAGTGTCCAACTCGACGGCGCACCCGTGCTGCCACCGAGCGCCCACGAGGCATTGACGACTTGGTCGGTGAGGTCACCGATACCTGCAGTGAGCGTGATGGTGCCACCGGTTAGAGGCATCGTGGCAGGCCCAGACAGATCGACCCCGGTGTCGGTGAACTTCGCTGCAAAGTCCGTCCAGAGGAGGTCATTCTCGTCTTGGCTGCCGTACTTGTCAGCGGGTAGCCACATGGGCGACACATAGAAGGTGAATGGAAGCATTGTCGGGTCAACGGGGAACCCTGGCGGATTGAATAGCTGCTCTGTCGGCGTGATCGTGGACGGACTCGTCACCATGATGTAGGCAGCATCGGCGGGCGGAGGATCACTTGAGATCCCGAACGTCTGGGGGAGCCACTCATCCGCCGGATAGTTGGCGAAGAAGAGGTACTGAACCAACGAGAGGTACTGACCGGGATTATCCGGGTCGGGGATCGCCATGTTCTGCCCGTAGATCGTGAAGTCGAACGCACTGGTGCATTGGTTACTCGTCGGGCTGAAGCCGCTGAACTCCGCGTCAGTGCCGCCGCCGCCACCCTCCAACCGCGGATCGGTCACCGTCACGCCCATGTCGGCGTGGTAGTCGACCATCCTCTGGATCTCAGACATCGCAGCTGTCTCGGTGGGGTCGGGGATCGGTACAGACGGGTCCAGTCTGACCACCTTGTTGGCGAGAAAGCTCTCGTAGGCGAACGTGTCGGCGGGCAACTCGTAGGGGTTGTAGTGCTTGAAGTGAACGTCGCCTTGGCCCAAGGAGGGGTCGCTCATTGGTTGGACTACAGGATCGGTCATGTCGCTTGCGACCACGATCCGATGTTCGCTCCACCTGAGGGCGTCGAGGGTCCCATCAGTCCCGTCGTCGCGTGCCCGACGGCATGTAGGCCGTGTCCCACATTCATGACATGACTCACTGTGCCGAGCGTCTGACCTACCGGGGTGTCGTTGAAGTCCCTCATCATGCCGCCTATGCGACCGAAGAGACCTCCACCACCGCCTCCGGCGGCAGCCCCACCGGCACCCTCAGCACCGGCACCAGCGGCGGCAGCTCCACCGGCAGCAGCCTCGGCTCCTCCCGCCTCTCCCGCAACGGCGGCTATTTCTGGAAGTGCAGCAAGAAATGCCATGACTTGAGCGTAGGCGGGTGGTCAGGGTCAGCCTGGGGCACTGAGTAAGACTTCTCCCATGGCAGAGAACGAAGTCGAAGACGACACCTACGAGTCCATGACAGTGGTGGAGTTGAAGGAAGAGCTGGCAGTACGAGATCTCCACACCTCGGGATCCAAAACCGAGTTGATCGAAAGACTGGAAGCCGACGACGCAGCGGAAGCTGAGGAGACTCAGGGAGACACGGAGGAACAAAGCGACGTACCACCAGACCACCTTCCTCCGGACGAGAGTGACGAGGGGAAGGTGGAGGAGGAAGCTCCTCTGATCGATCCTCCGAGGGTGTACAGCCCCTTTGAGCTACCGGCCAACACCGCCGCCGCCCAGGCGTTCATCGACGCCCACCCCGAGGCCGTGGACACCGAAGCCAAGCTCGACCCACCCGAGCGCCAGACCCTGGCCGAGGACAACATCCAGGACCACGTCGACTCGATGGCCGTCCTGGGCGTGGAGGTCACCGACCCCCGCCTGGAGGGCACCGGGGCCAAGGAGCGGGCTGAAAAAGCTGCGGAAGTTTCCGCCGAAGCCGAATCTGCGGACGAAGCCGAGGTAGAAGAGAAGACCGAGGAGGTCGCAGATGCCGTATAACCCACTCGCCATCCCCTACCAGGTCCACAACAACGAGCTGCCTGCCAACCAAGCGGCGGCTGCCGCCTACAAGGCTCTGGCTGCCGCCTGGAACAACGAGAAAGGCAACGTCGGCACCACCTGGTCCCAATCGCCCTACTTCCTGCCCAACTGGGGGGACGAGAGTGCGGCTCCGGGTAGTGCCGCAGCGCAGGCGATCAGCCCCGTCGCCACAGCTGCAGTCACTCGCCCCGACGCCGTCATCAATGCTCGCACCATCGCCATGAGCGCCTCGCTGAACCAAGAGGTGGTGCGCCTGAACAACATCGCGACGGCCAACACCAACGCCCTTAACGCCATCACCGCCCTGGCTCCGGTGCCGACGGTCTCCAAGATCACGCCGAGCACCACGCTGCATGGTGTCGCCGCCGCCGTGACCATCACCGGCTCAGGATTCAGTGCGTCAGCTCCCACCGTGAACATCGGTGGGGCCTGCACGAGTGTCGTCGTGCAGAGTGACACGCAGCTCACCTGCCTCACTCCGGCTGCTTCTGTGGCCGGGACGGCGAACGTGACGGTGACCACCACCAAGGGCACCGGCACCCTCACCGGGGGCATGATCTACACCTGATGTCGGTTCAGCGCGGCGTCTCGACGCCGCAACAGATCCCGATGTCGCGCCGCACCTTCATGGTCGCTGACAGCCCGCCGCCGTGCTACCGCGACCGCTGGGGTGACTGGCAGTGCGGTCACGATCACTACGAGCTTGACCTCGTGTCACTTGAAGACGTCTATCAACACGTACCCGGCTGGAATGCCCAGGGAGAGGGAGGAACGCCTATGGACATTGGTTAGGGTTCGGGTCAACACACGCAGACCTGTTCCCGCTCCGCAAGTCCCGAACAAGGAGACCCATGAAGCGACGAACAAGGCTGAAACTTGTCAGCTGTGCCGCGTCCTGCGGCACTTTTCTTTTATTGAGCACAGCACCGAGTGGTGCCAGTTTTCCGGGAGTCGTTGGCATAGCCCAACCGATGGTTCCGACCAGTGGTTCACCCCCAGGGGTTGTCCCAACGCCGATGGGGAGCGTCACCGTTAGCTCCGGAGACACGCTCACAGCCATCGGCGCAAGGACCTCTCGGACCTGGGAGCAACTGGCGGGCTTCAACCACCTTCCCAATCCGAATCTGATCTACGTCGATCAGGTCCTTACTATCCCACCTGCGGACTACGTCGCCCCACCACCCCCAACCCCGGTGGTCCAGGCACAACCCGTCGTCATCGCTACGGTGGAACCGGCGACGCCTACGACCGCGACCCCGACCCCGACATCTTCGCCAGCGCCACCTCCAACTCCCCCTCCAGGTGGTGCTCCCTCAAGTGGAGGGGGCGGGGCGTGGTCCAGAGTCGCCACCTGTGAAGAGGGCGGGGCGAACAGCCCGACCTACGGCTACTTCGGCATCATGCCGTCGAGCTGGGCGGCGTACGGAGGGACGGCCTACTCGCCTACTGCAGGCGGGTCGTCCTGGGACACCCAGGTGATGATCGCCAACAAGATCAGCGGAGGCAATGTGCCTGACGCCTACGGCTGCGCCAGTTGGTGAATCTGTCAGGTGATAACCGCTATCACCTGACAAATAAACGAGAGACCCCCTGCCGGAATGTGTGAACCCCGTGACGGTCAGGGGGTCTTCTCGTGCTCCGCTTGTTCAGCGGCTTCTTGCTGACGTGCCATCTGACTGGCTATCTGACTCTGAAAGCTCAGGATGGCCTCCGCCGTCTTGATCGCCTGGTAGTCGGCCAGCGCGTTCGCCAAGGCCGGGTAGACGTCAGCAGACGTGGCGAGACGATGCGCTGCGAACCGAGCGTCAGGGTCGAGCACGACCCGGCTCTGGCCGTTCATATCGAGCACCACCAAGAAGAGAGCCTCGACATCCTGGGTGAGCGCGGCGTGCTCTTCGACGTGGTCGCCTTCATTGCCGTTGGTCTCGCTCAATCTGTCTCTCCAGGTTCCCTCTTGTACGCCCCTCTTCGGTGGCGGATCTCGGTCATGACCGTCGAGGCGACGGGGCAGAAGTCACAGAGATAGACCTCCCTGCCCTTCCACTCCGCCGGGGTGAGCCTCTTGGTGTCGGAGTGCCAGTCGATGCAGTCGGTGCCCTTGGGGCGACGGTGAGCCTTGTAGCAGCGCAGAGCGTCCTCGGCGTAGGTGTCCTTGGTGGCGTAGAACTCGGGGTGGAAGCCCGTCCAGCGTTCCTTGAGGCCCTTCAAGACGTCGTCCTTGTGGCCCTCCCAGAAGGTGTGCCGCCCGAGCACACTGGTGCGACCGTGGCTCCTGCCGCCGGTTCCGAGATGGATCACCTGGCCCTTCTCCTCGCACAAGCAGGGGTCCTCTGAGGCCACCAGGAGGGCCGCACCGTCCGCTCTGAGGTCCCCGTGGCGCTGGACGTGACGGCGCACCACGTTGTCCAGCACAGGGTCCTGGTGCTCCAGCTCCGGCGGGCCGTCGTAGAGCGGCAGCTCCTCGATGGTCTGGCACTCCCGGCAGACGAGCAGCCGGGGCATCAAGCCACCACCCCGTGATGCGGGCACTTCGGATCTGTGGTCACCCGCACCCATCCCTTGCCCATGTTCATGCCATGCAAAGTGCCCAGGCTCTTGTAGTCGTGCAGACACCTGCAGGGAACTCCCTTGAGCGGGTAGACACCGTCCTTGCCGTAGAGCCAGTCAAGCTCACGCTCCAAATCCTCGATAGAACCCGGCACTACCGACAAAATCTGCCGTCCGGGGTCCTCTTCTCACCGCCGTCGGGACCTGCCTCAAAGACGCCGTAGCCGTTGTAGCCACGGTTGAGGTTCCGGCGATCCGCTGCCTGGAGGCGACGGTCAGGGTCGGGGTAGTTGGAGCGGTCGATGACGATGCGCTTGTAGGTCCCGTCACAAGTTCCCTCAAGTAGCTCCGCTTCCATGGAGCGATCTTTGATTGCAGTCATGGCTCTCCTTACATCCAGTCGGGAATGCCCCCGCTGAGACCCGCTGTCGACGGGGCGGGCATGCCAGTCACGTCTTCGACCTTCTGACCCCCAACACTCCCAGCTGTCGTGGAGACCGGCTGATCGTTGGAGTCCTTCGCTGCTGCCCGCTTCATTGCGCCGACGGCCAGAGCAGGAGCGAGGTCAGCGGCCCCAGCACTGACGGTCTTGAGACCAGGGATTCCGCCACCGACCTGTGACCAGTGGCCGATGTCGCCACCACCAGTGTCAGGACCGGTGGTACGACCACGATTGAACAGACCCTCGCCCTGTTGATCAGTTGCGGCCATTACCAGACGTCCTCCACGCCGATGTTACGTGCCGACGCCTGCGCCCCTGCGACACCACCCGACAGCTCGTAGCGGGCATTGGGGTAGGCCCGGTCCACACTGAAGGCCACCCGGATACCAGGCTGGCGCTCTGAATAATCGGGGTACCCGAACCGCGGTGGAAAGGGGATTATTTGAGGAAGGGGGGGCCTTACCGTTTCCTGGATCACCTGACCGGGGATCGTGGCGGTCATCAATGAGGCGGTGACCAGGGCCTCCTGGGAGGCATACGTCGGACCAGCCTCGTAGTACACGTCACCGCTGGAAAGCTGCTCCTGATTGGGCTGGGGGATTACCGGCATGTACGGCAGGTTCCCGAGTGTCCGCTGAGCCATGTTCAAGCCTTCCTACAACACCATCATGAACGGCACAATCTGGAGAGCTACATCTGAAATCGTACATGCCGACCCAGCGTGCATTAGCTCAATATCTGTTTCGCCTCCCAGGAGGGTGCCGTACTGCTGCAGTGAAAACGTGGACGAGATAGGCGACTTCGCGATGACATGAATACGGTTGTATGGCTCCGACCCCGCCGGGATCACATTCGCTCCCGAGATGTCCAACGCCAACGCCACTTCGGCATTGTTGACCGTGATATCGATGTGCGCCGAGAACAAGAACAAGCATTGCCAGTCGCCCCCACCGAAGTCGACGGCGATACGAACAGGGGTCGGCATCGACGCATATGTAGTCACATCCGCCGTGGCCGGGACACTCTCTGAACCAGAGGAATAGTCAGAGAGAGGAGACGGCGGAGCAATAGGGGGGATGTACACCGGGTAGGCGGGGTCGCCACCTTGAAAGAGACACCAGACGACGCTGCCGACAGCTGGAACCACGCCCCCGGCGATACAGCAGGGTGCCCAGATCTGAACCGGCATGGTGCCGAAGATCTGCGGGACACACATCTGGATGCGACCGGCGTGCGTCGGATCATTGGTCGCGTAGACCTTGGCCGGATACACACCTCCGTACTTGGTCGGAACAGGCGAGGTCTCTCCGGCGAGAGCCGCGGTCGGGCTAAGCGATTGCGACATTGGAGGCGTGCGCTGCTCGCCAACGATTGTTGACGAGCACAGTCACCGGAGCGTTGGAGATGGTGTAGGCGAAGGGATTACTGGGTGAGAAGGCGACCGAGGTGCCTTGGATCGGCATCAGACCGGTGCTCCCCGTGGCGTCACGACCGAGAGAGACATGAATGGAGTAGCTGGGCTGCTTGATCGTATGCACAGCCTCCTGCACCCACCAGGTGCCATCACTGGCTGCGTCAATGCCAGCGATCACGATGGGGACACCCTGGCGCACAGCGGTCAGTCCGCTGATGATCGCCGTGGCCTGATAGGCAAAGCGATTGTCCTCGTACATCCCTGCGAGAGTGTCCTGTGCGTTGCCCTGAGAGGAGACCACCGAGGTCGAGATCTGCTGAGAGAAAAACGGATAGTTCTGGTCCGCTCCCAGAGGCGTGGTGCCAGAGCCGTCGTTGACAGCGGTGACGATCTGACCAGTGGAAAGGTTCATGCCGCTGATGTTCCGTACCGCCTTGGTGTGACCACTCACGCTCAGCGACTCACTGGTCAGAGATTGAAACTGCGTGAGGGTCTGGTAGGCGAAACTGGGGGCGACCTTCTTGGACATGAATACCGGCATGGTGGACCAGTAACGCTGCATGGAGAGATCAGTCGAGATGAACCGGACCATGGTCTTGTTGCACGCCAGGCTATAGCCCACCTTGGAGGCCAACTGGGTGAGGAAGCACCAGGCCGAATCCCCTGGGGCCGACAAGTGCGGCCACACCGTGTCGTCAGTCTCGATGACCGAGGACAGGTAGTACTGATTCGCGATCTGCTGGACCAACGTGGAAGCCTGGGCGTTCATCCACGCTCCGACGAATGGTTCTTTGAGGGAGTAGCTGGCTCCCAGGCAGACCACGTCCTCAAGCTCAGAAGCCGTGCCCACCGTCCGGTCGAAGTGGTTCTCGACGTGGTCGACGTAGCCGTAGAAATAGTCGAGATCCACGTTCTGCCATCCGTACTGCATCTGCACCGGAGTACCTGGCTGCAGCTCCGGGAGGGTGGTGTCGGCACCTCGCAGAGTGATGACGGCGGTGTCATGCAATGACTCGGTCTGCAGGACCTTCACGCTCACCACGTTCTTGGTCACAGCACGACCCGCCGGGTCGAAGACCGGCAGCGCATAGGACCTGATCACGAGGCGGGGATCCTGATGATCGATCCGACCATGAGCTGGTCGGGGTAGAAGATCTCGGGGTTAGCGTCTGCGATCTTCCACCAGTAGTCCGGAATGCCGTACAACTCGTTGGCGAGGGTGTCCATACGGTCTCCCTCGCACACGGTGTAGTACACGAACGTGGCCGGGTACGTGGGCGGTGGTCCATAGACAGCCACAGCCTTGTCCCCTGCGGCGTCGACCGGCACGGTCAGCACTGGCTGTCCCATGTAGCGAGATCCGGCGACAATCATTTCGTGAACAACTGCCCGTTCGTGAGCTTCTGAGGACCAACCTGCCCTGTCTGGGTGATGAGTCCAGCGGTGAGGTCGGCACCGGACTGCGAGGGGTTGTACACACGCATCACACCGACATCGACATAGCACTCGATGGGGATCATGTTGACGTCGAAGAGGGTGTAGGTGTAGTCGAGGCTGGAGATGTAACCCTGAAACTGGATTGAGTTCGGTCCACCGAAGACCACCTGCACCGGCAACATGGACGCCGGGTACATACCCCAGCCGTTGTTGCCGAGACCGACGTCTCCGGTACCGGACTGGGCGTCGAAGATCCCCAGCAGTCGCTCCACGGCACGAGTGTCCCAGCGGCATCCCTCACCGGAGGGTCCCGGCGTCCCATGGGGTCCTGGAGAGTTGTTCTGCCAGACCTCGTACATACGGTTGAAATACAACGTGAAACTGATGCTCTGGTTGGCGACCCAGTACCCACCAGACTGAAAGATGTCAGGGTTCTGTTGAAACGGATTGAGCTGTTGCTGGTTCATCGCCAACTCAGCAGAAATCTGAGCCGGGTTCATCATGAAGTAGCACTTGAACTTCTTGGCGACCAGCTCCATCATGCCGCCACGCACGAGCTGCGTGGTTGGCATGAGCGTCGTCCCCGCCCTCTTATTCGGAGTGAATCGAAAGTCACCGAGCTGTCCACCAAAGGCTTGTCCCATGAAGGCAGCCGAGAAGGGAAGGTTGCTCTCAGGGTCCTTCAACTTGGCGATCTGGTTCGCCATCGCCTGCATATCCTGCGGAGACAGTCCTTTGTTGCCACCGCTGGACGTGCCGGTGTTCCCGGTGCCCGCACCAGTACCGACTCCGGCACCAGCCGTGCCGCCGCCCGTCACTCTCCTCACACCGCGGAAGGGATCTGACTGCCCAGCAAACGCCAAAGGGGTGTACCTGACCACCTGACCGGTGTACGGAGCCTCAATGCATTGACCCCCGCCGATGTACATCATGCAGTGTGCGGCAGTCCCACTATTGCCAGGAGCGAAGTAGTAGATGCAGTCACCGAGTTCCATCTGCGCTTCGGTGATCGAGGTGGGGATTCCGTAGGCACCCCCGCCATAGGCGTCACAGATCGTGGTCATGTTGGGGTTAGACCACTGCGACGCAGTGGTGCGACTGATGTCGACGCTCAGTGAACCAATGTTGAGATAGCAGTACTGCAGCAGTCCCGAACAGTCGAAGCCCTGCGGGCTGGAGCCGCCATAGACGTAGGGAATGCCCAACTGGCCCTTGGCAACACCAACCGCGGCATCGCCAGGCTTCCCCGGCCCCGAGGCACCAACACCGGTCTGGGTATCGGCTGTAGATGCAAAGGCGGTATTTGTCATGTCGACCTCGCAGCAGTGATGACTCCAGGCGCAGCAATGGCATTGACGAACTGGTTGGCGAGCGTCTCCATGTCCTGCTGGGTCGCAGACGCCGGGACCTGAAGCACGACGGACCCCGGTTTGAAGTTCAGGTGGACGTCACCGCCGCCACCCGCGCCAGCTGACCCACCTTTGTTGTACGAGCCGGAGGAATAGTTGTCAGCCGCTGGGATCACTGCCTCACCACGGTGAAGAAGAGCAAGCTGATTGCGGGCGACGTACTGGGTGCCCCGTGCATACGAGGCACCTGACGACTTCCCACCACCGTGCGACTGCACATATGGGTCGCCTGACCAAGGTTGCAACGTATTGCCAGCCTGCTGATACAAAGCCAACGCCGCCTTGGCGTTGTTGGTCGGATCAAGAAGGTTCCCGTACTTACCGTTCTGCGAAATGCCCGATGTCGGCGTGATCTGCCACAACCCCCAACCCGTCAGCCCAGGAGGCTGACCCTTCTGCACGTTGCCAGGTTCACGACCAGACTCAGCCTGGGCAATGCCAGACATTGCTGCGGCGACGTTGGCTGGTCCACCAACCGATTTCCATAGCTGCTGTACCTGAGCGTCGGTCAGTGTGCCCGTGGAGGGTCCTGTATAAGCAGTGCTACTGCTCCCACTAGTGCTGCTCTGACTGGTATTGCTACTGCTACTACCGGTCTTCGTGCTTCCAGGACCAGAGAACATCCCCGAGAGATCGACGGGACCGATCATGGAGTTGCGGTAGTGCCATGCCGATCCCCCGCCAGCACCTCCGCCCTGGGAGCCGGTCGTTCCAGTACCTCCGGGGAACGCAGTTCCTCCAGCGCCATTACCAAGTCCGAAGAGCACTGAGGCGACCGATCCGCCCTTCGGGATGGGCTGCGTCAAGCAGGCCAGGAGACTGTTCGTCGGCGGCTTGTTCGTCAGCAGTGAGTGGACACTGTCGTTCTTCGCTGCGGTTGCACTCTTTGATTCGGTTGCCTTCTTGGGTTCTGCGGCACCAGCAGCTGACCCGCCAAACAAGCCACCCAAGAAACCACCTATGTGTGAGGTGACACTGCCGATGGCCCCACCGACACCAGGGATGTGACCCAGGAGACCCTTGCCCAGTCCCAACATGGGGAGTCCAGGAAGTCCACCGCCACCGCCGAGAAGCCCAAGGATTCCACCACCCCCGCCACCGCCGCCGAGGCCAGGGAGACCACCGCCGACGCCAGGGATACCACCCAGACCAGGAACACCACCGAGAAGAGAACTAATGCCGCCGAACATCTTCCCGATACCGCCCTGTCCACCACCGAGGAAAGAAGCAGGCCCCTTGGCGAGATTGAGCAGCGCGTTCGCGGCCTGGTTGAGATCTTTGGCCGCTTGCGCCAGGGCGGGTTCGGCTTGCGACTCCACCTGGGACTGGCTGCTCTGTCTCTTCAGTTGCTGGTACCAAGACGAAGTTCCGATGCCAGCGCCCCCGGCACTTGCGTTGCCGACGTTGCCCAGGGTCTTGCCCGACTTCTCGACGCCAGCCTTCGACAGTGCGAAGTTCTGGAAGTTCTGGATGGTCTGCTGGTCCCAGCCCAAGCTCTGCAGGTTGGCCTGCCATGGTCCACCTGGACGCATCCAGTCCTCGATCTGTCGTCCGGTGGGCTTGCCGCCTGTGCCCTGAGAGAGCCGAGCGAAGACCTGCTCGTACATCTGCTGTGGCGACTCCATCTTGCCGCCAGGCGTGAAGTTGAATCCGAACGCCATTGCAGAGTTGAGAGTCCCCGGCTGGATCATTGCTCCGTACTGACCGATGGCCTGCTGACGGGTCAAGCCCGGTGACATAGCCATGATCTGGTTCAGCCCACCGTTCGGTCCCATGATGCGCGACCAGTTCTGAGACCCTGGCGCAAGACCGAGCTGGATACCTGCCGCATTGGCCTGCGCGTAGTCCTGAGGATTCTGCGCCCAGATCCCGTTCGGGATTGTGTACAAGCTGCGCTGACCGACTCCGAAGGCGGGCGCATACATCGCACCGATGGCCTGTCCCTGTATCGCAGACGCACTCAGTCCCTGGGCATACCCCGTCGCCGCTCCGATACCGGCAGGGATCATGGACTCGACCGCTCGCTGACCCATGGTGTTCGCACCCATACCGCCGCCCTGAGCAGTGCCCTGCGTCATACCGGTACCAGCTCCAGGCTGAGTGCCACCGTAGGCGGCGTTCACCCCGGCAGCAGATCCGCCGGAGAGCCGACGCCACATCCCAGACCACCAGCCACCCTGCGATGCCGTGCCTCCTTGCGTACCCGCCATGTCAGAAGCGTTGTTCACCATCGGTCCAGGACTTGGCTGCGGAGCGTTTCCCTGAGACCACTGGGGGGGCTGCGAGATGCCGGTGTTGTCGGCCTGTGGAATGTTCTGCGTGCTTTGAGGGCCAGGAGCACCGCCGCCACCACCAGTGGATGCAGCTGCCATGGTCGACTGCACCTGCTTGAGCTTGTCGATCAGACTGTCAGCTGCCTTACTGATCGTCCCCAAGTTCCCAGACGCATCATCACTGAACTTGCTGAAGGCGGTGGTGACTCCCGTCAGTTCTTTGGAGATCTCACCAATCGCTTCAGCGAAATCCTTCGGCCCCTTGGAGTCGAACAGTCCAGCCCCATATCCGCCGTTAGCCATGCTCGCTCACCACGACGTTCACCCAGTGCTCACGCTCGTAGAAGGGCATGGACTTGATCTCCGAGAGGTTCCAGCCAGGGAACCGCTCTGCGATGCGCTGGTACTGGAGGTAGAGGTAGTCGAAAGGAGTGAGGGTATTAGCGAAATAAGTCGACAAGGCTGATCGTATAGCTGGCCTCCCTTCCGCATTCGGTGCATGTCACCATCACCTCCTCCATGCGGGGGCCAGGTTGAGCGTCAGCCAAGGCGGCGACGACGGTGCGTCGGTCGGCCATGCTCATCTTCTGGGCAACAGGACCGGCTACGGGTAGCCCGTCGAGCTTACGAAGACAACGGTCGATAGCGATGGTGGCTTCCTCTGGGCCGGTGCGGTTCCCGTCACCTACCATCTCAAGCTGGATGTCACCGGTCAGGAGCGCGAGCGTCGCCGTGTGGTCATGGCGCAGCTCGATCTCGATCTCTTGCACCATGGGATTGGCGAGCTTCTCGATGACAATCGAGTCCAGCTCCACGATGGTGCCGAAGTTCTCACCACACATACGGCAGGGGAAGTCAGGCACCTCCCAGTCACTCCCGAAGGTCAGGACGCGCACGTCGAGCATGAGGGCAGCACGATCCCCAGTGAGCATGCTGCCGAGCACCTGAGCCGGGACCGGCTCGATGGTGCCGACAGCCTCCACGGTGCGCTTGAGGAGCAGGTCAACCACCTTGGGGATGTTGATGTTCGGGTTCCGAAGCTCACGAGCCAGAGCTTCCTCGTCGGAGCCGTTGATCTCTCGGATCCTCGCGTCGGTATGCAGGTTGCCGTCGGTATCGATGTAGCCACCAGGCAGCACGACGGTGTTACCCGACGGCGGCTTTATCAGCGGGATCTCTGGGGCGGTGAGCGCCTGAACCTGCTTGTTGGCTAGTTCAGGCTCAGTGAGGGGATCGAATCCCTCCGGCTCTGATTCAAAGACCGTCACGTTGTCGACAGCCCCGTTCCGGTCGACAGGTACTGACCAGCGTCCTGTGGACCAGTCCATACAGCCCAGCCCTCATGCGCCAGGGTCAGGTTCTCGATGAAGACGGCGTTGCCTCCGGCCTCCAGGTCCGAGAAGGAGTAGCCCATCGGCCAGGCGTTGTAGAGGATGAAGCGAGCCTTGAGCGGTGGCGGGTTGTCGATCCCCGCCGCGCTGTTCGTGGACGTGACGGGGTGCGCCAGCACGTCAATGGTCACGTAGACCCGGAAGTTGTAGGTGGGATTGCCGAAGCCAGCCCCGACATTGACCGAGAAGATCTGAGTGAACCACTCGTAGATCTCGTTGGTCCCGGTGTTCGTGATGGCCGATCCAGTCGCAGAGATCGGAGCGGCCATGAACCCTCTGGTGAGGGTGATGGGGCCGAAGTCGGACTGCCCAGGCATCTTGCGCGTGGTGGTGTTGTTGCCACCCTCACGGTAGGGGATCACCTCGTTGTTGACGGCCAGACCCGACATCGCCATGAACCCCATGCGCGCCATGGATGGGATGTAGGGACTGTTGATCGACACATGGAAGCGGAAGTTCCGCAGAGGATCCGAGTTGAGTGCTCGACTGGTCATGTTCGCTCCTTACGCTGCCGCGACCGAGACGGTCTGACCACCGGCCCACTGACCGATGTTGATGACGACGAACTCAGCGGGGTACTGCAGAGCTACTCCCACGCTCACGTTGACGATGCCCTGCTGAATGGACATCGGCGTGTTCACGGAGCCATCGCAGGTGATGTAGAAGGCATCGGTCGCCGTCTGACCCGACAGACCTCCGCTCTGCCAGAACGCCGTCAAGAACTGTGAGAGCACCGAGGAGATCTGGTTCCACAGGACCCAGTCGTTCGGCTCAAACACAGCGAACTTGGAGAGCGCCACGAGCTGCGTGCTGAGGTAGATGATCGTGCGCTCGACCGGCACATAGCGCGTGACCAAGTACGGCGACAGAGTGCGTGCTCCCCAGATCACGATCCCTGTCCCTGGCACGGCGATGATGCAGTTGACGTTCCCCTGGGTCAGGATGCCCTGCTGGTCATTCGTGAGCGTGGTCTCCAGCCCCGAGGCACCCAGAAGAGACGTGCCAAGACCAGCCGGAGCCTTGGCGACACCTCTCGATGCGTCGGTGGCGATGTACTGGCCGACCACGAAGCCACCCGGCGGGATCATCCTGGTGCGCCCAGCGACGGGGGAGTAGGGGTCAGAGATCTGGACCTGGGGGTAGTAGACCGCAACCTGCGGCGACGCACCCAGACTCTGCGCCGTCGACACCATCGTGGTCGGAGAGATCCCCGGCGGGCAGTCGACCACGACGAAGACATTCCCTCGCTGCTGCGCGTAGCTGATGACCGGGCCGAGCGTGGTGGGGTCGCTGATGGTCGGCAGGTTCAGCACGAACGGCTGGTCCGGGTACAGGTCGAGCTGCTGGACCGCCGTCACCATGTCATTGAGCGTGAGGGCACTGCCGTCGGCCCCGTTCATGAGCTGCTGCGACGCCGTCGTCTTGGCGGGGTTGTTGTGCGGAGCAGGCGTTGGCGTGGAGTTCAATACTGCGAGGTCCTTGACCGTGATGAAGTTGGATCCGGTGAAGTTGCTGTTAATGACGTCGGGTGCGTAGTTGTTCACCCCGGCGTTAGTCGAACCGGGAACCATCGAGACGTTCTGCCAGTGCTCCACGATGTTGGCTTGGCCGGTGCCCTGGTACTTGACCACCAGAGTGAAGGTGAGAGGCGTCGGGTCAGCCGAGCCGACAGGCGGCAAGACAGTACCGGGGTAGATGTCGACGTAGATGTTGTTGCCCCAGGACCCTGGGTTGTCAGCGAACACCTGGAGAGCAGGCTGAGGCTGAGTCGTGGACTGGTCATTGAAGGTGAACGACGAAATGGTCGGGCCAGAGGCGTCGGTGCGGTAGGCCCGGATGATGACAGCGGTGGTGCCGCCCGCCGAGAAGTAGCTGAAGACAGCCAGGTGCAGCGCGCTGGGCGGGTATGCCGTCTCAAAGCCGCCGTAGTACTGGGTGAAGTTCTTCCACGAGGTGACGAACGTGGGCGTCAGCGGTCCCCTGGGAGCCGCTCCGACGAAGCAGGCATTGGCCGTCCCCGGAGAAGCAGCGGCGTAGGTGGGGAATGAGGACAGGTCGACGTAGACACCGGGGCGGGTGAGAGTTGCCATTACAGAATCTCCTCTGAGCGGTACTGACCGGTTGGGGGATAAATGCCTGACTTGTCGGAGGTCTTGGAGACGAGGTCTTCTCTGACGATCTCTCCCGTACGCTTCTCGATCAGGGTCAAGAGCACGTTGCGGACACGGGTGGCGAGGACCGGGATGATGTCCTCGACCTCGGTGGGGATGCGGACCCGGTAGATCTGGCGGAAGAGCCGCTTGTCGGCTTCCATGCCGTTGGCCCTCGTGGTGCCGAGCATGTCCACCCGTCGCACCGTGCCCCCAGGGCAGGCGACGGTGGCGAACCGGGGATGCAACCGCCCCTGGAGCAGGGTGGCGCTGATCTGGGAAATGTGCTGGTTGATCCGAGCTGAAGCCGTGATCTCGTAGTCGAAATCCATCGGGATCGGCCAGTTCATCGAGGGCGGATTCTTCGGGTCGAAGGGGATGTTCTGGAGGTAGCGGTAGCCGGTCTGGACCCAGCCACGGTGCTCCCTCTCGTGGGCGACCCGCTCCCCCAAGAAGTTGATCGTGATGTTGGGGTAGGTGATCCGGCGCTCCTCCCGCTCCGGGTTGTGGAACCACACCGGGACCGGTCGAGGGGCATCGTGGGCGACGTTCAGGTCGAGAACCGTGACGCCCTGGAGAAGACTTTTTAGGCCCAGATCCTCCTCGGTGTACAGACCTCGGAAGGGCGGGTTGGGGACGACGTCGTTGACCGGGTTGGTGAAGGTCGCGCTCACTGGCTCACCGCCTGGGCCAGAGCGTCGTAGAAGACCTCCTCGGTGTCACCTTGCTGACGGGTCAGATCCATCACCACGTCGGACACCGGATACACCGCGTGCATCTCCAGGGCTTTCCCATAGAGCGCGTGAGAGTCAGGGAGACCCGCATAGACATTGCTGGAGTCTTCATGCACATGAAATGCGTCAGCGACATCGTGGTACTGCGAGAGTGTCGACTCACCTTTGATGGTGGTCTGCATCGCCTTGTTCAGATGCTCGCCCGCTTGCTTCGCCGCCCCACAGACCACCTTGAGCGTGGACATTTTCTTGTACGCGGTGGCCGCTTTCTTGACCTTGTCCAGGTCAGACGACTTCACGCAGGTGAACGAAGAGGAAGACATTTTCCTCGATCTATGGGCGATTTTTTTGGCGTGTGCTGCTGACCGGCGTTAGCAGACCGGACAAGTTCAACAGTAACGCCGGGTGGTCGAGGCCCCCTGACCACCCGTCGGTAGCCTTGCGAATGTGTCGATGACCGGGTCCGGAGAAGCAGCTCTGGGAGTGGCGGCAACAGTGATCCCGCCACAAACGTCGGGGCTACCCAATCCTTATGACGTCACGGCTGGGCAACCGGGTCAGTACCCCGACACAGATCAAGCGCTGCGGTATCCGCCGGTCGATCCCCAGTCCACCCAACGCATCGCGCAGATGACTCGCCTCCGTTTGCGCGACCTGCCGCGGCCCTTCTTGGTCCGACAGACGTGTTCGGGTGTGGCGTGGCGGTTTGAGCTTCCGGTCAACAACATCCAGCGTTCGACTCTCCAGGTCGTCCTCACCGACACCACGCCGGGGGGCACCAAGGGCCAGGTCATCGACCGAGATTTTTTCCTGGACGACCACGGCGGTGTCGTGACATTCGGCCAGGCTCCAGCCCAGGGGATGCTCATCGTCGCCCAGGGCACCTTCTACCGGGACTTCCTCCCCGAGGAGCTGGACCTGTACATCCGCACGGCATACATCCAGCACACCTACGGGATGGATCCAGCGGGCGACGTGGACATGGGTTTCCCCCCTACACCTGGGCCTCCGCAGCTCACCAGCGCAGGACCGCCCCTCGAATACGGCCACCCCCAGCCGATGC